CACAGGCTAAAACCCACCCAGAAAGAGGAAGTGATAGCCCTGATGGGGGAGTTGGCACACCGCAAAGAAGTAAAAACAGCGAAAACAACACTGCTGGCTTTCGTGAAGTTCATGGAGCCAACTTATAAAGTAGGTGCCCACCATAAACGCCTCGCCAATCTCTTGGAAGATATCGCTTATGGCAGAAAAGACCGGATTTGCGTCAATATTGCCCCCAGATTTGGTAAGTCCCACCTTGTTTCGTTCTATTTTCCAGCTTGGTTTTTGGGTAATTTCCCCGATAAGATGGTGATGATGGTGTCCCATACAGCGGATTTGGCTGTGGATTTTGGACGTAAGGTGCGAAATCTCATCGCCTCTGAGAGATATATGCAAATATTTCCCGGGGTGGCCCTCTCGCAGGACTCCAAGAGCGCGGGGCGCTGGCATACCAACCATGGGGGGTCATACTTCGCTGTGGGTGTTGGTGGTGCCATAGCGGGGCGTGGGGCGGACTTGCTGCTAATTGATGACCCCCATAACGAGCAGGACATCATCAACGGCAACTTGGATGTGTTCGATAAGGCATATGAGTGGTTCACGACGGGGGCAAGAACACGGCTGATGCCCGGGGGGGCTTGTGCCATCATCCAGACACGCTGGAGCCTGAACGACCTCACGGGCAGGGTGGTCAAGGATATGGTAATGAACGAGGGGGCGGACCAGTATGAGGTCGTGGAATTCCCCGCGTTGCTTGAGAAAGAGGTTATGGATGGGGAGGGGAACCTCCGGGTGGTGGAACGCTCGTTGTGGCCGGAGCAATGGTCCCTTGAGGCGCTCCTGCGTACCAAGGCGTCCATGCCGGTGTACCAGTGGAACGCGCAGTACCAGCAGAACCCCACGGCGGAGGAGGGGGCCATCGTCAAGAGGGAGTGGTGGCGCTGGTGGGAGAAGGATACCCCGCCCAAGTGTGAGTTTATTATCCAGTCTTGGGACACGGCATTCGAGAAACATAACCGTGCGGACTTCTCAGCCTGTACCACATGGGGGGTTTGGTACCCGGAGAAAACCCCGGATGACCCGGCATCAGGTGCGGCTAACATCATCCTCCTTGACAGCTTTAAGGACCGGATGGAGTTCCCGGAACTAAAAAAAGTTGCCCTTGAGCACTACCGGGCTTGGGATACCCCCACCCTCCCTGTGTCCCTGATCGTGGAGAAGAAAGCATCGGGTGCGCCCCTGATATATGAGCTTCGGGCGATGGGTATCGTGGTGCAAGAGTTCACCCCGAGCAAGGGGCATGACAAGATAGCCCGACTAAACGCCGTGTCAGATATGTTCGCTTCTGGTATTGTATGGGCACCACAGACCCGGTGGGCGGAGGACTTGGTGGAGGAGGTGGCGGCTTTCCCGAACGGGGACCATGATGACTTGGTGGATGCAACAACCCTCGCCCTGATGAGGTTCAGGCAGGGGGGCTTCCTACAATTGGACTCGGATATGAAATATCCCCCTAAGAAGTTTAAATCATCTCGTAACGCGGGGTACTACTGATGACACAAGAGACGCAGAAGTTTATGGGCAAGCATCAGCTAATAGACCGGCTGGCGGCGCAGGTTGGGAACCGGGATGTGGCTATCCGGTTACTGCAACAGCGGGGGCACTTGATGGCGGATGGGACAACACTGACCCCGGAGGGTCGCAAGCGCGATGCGATGACGGCTGAGGAAAGGGCGAAGGATAGGGCGTCCAAGAGTACGGGTGTCCCCACCTCCAAGTTGACATATAACCCCAAGACAAACACAGCAAGGCGGTAATGTGGCAACAAACATAGCTAAAGCACTCTACGAAGCCCCTCAGGGATTGGAGGCGCTCGTTGAAGAACCTGACGTTGAGGTGGAAATTGTCTCAGGGGAGGGGGATGCAACCATCAGCCTTGGGGATGAGGTGGCTGGCTTTGGTGACAACCTCGCAGAGAAGATGAGTGGGCCAGAGTTGGCGATGCTATCCACCACCCTGCTGGGGGACTATGAGACCGACCTCCAGAGCCGCAAAGATTGGCTTGACACCTATGTGAAGGGTTTGCAGCTATTGGGGTTAAAGTATGAGACCCGCTCTGAGCCATGGCCCGGGGCGTGTGGTGTAACACACCCCCTCCTGATGGAGAGTGCGGTTAAGTTCCAGTCTGAGACCATCATGGAGGTGTTCCCTGCGATGGGGCCGGTCAAGACCACTATTATTGGCAAGGAGACCACCGAGAAAAAAGATGCGGCGGTCCGCGTCCAAGACGATATGAACTACCAGCTAACCGAGGTGATGAAGGAGTATCGCCCGGAGCATGAGCGGATGCTGCTCTCCTTATGCCTTGCGGGCAATGCGTTCAAGAAGGTGTACTACGACCCGAGCATCAAGCGCCAGATAGCGATGTTCATCCCTTCCGAGGACATTGTGGTCCCCTACGGTGCGTCTACTCTTGAAGCTGCCGAGCGCATTACACACCGGATGCGCAAGACCCAGAACGAGTTGAAGAAGCTCCAGTACGCAGGGTTCTACCGGGATGTTGACCTTGGGGAACCTGTCCAAGTGATGGATGAGGTTGAGAAACAAAAAGCCACCGAGCAGGGGTTCAACGCTACGATGGATAACAGGTTCCAGATTCTTGAGATGCACGTGGAGCTTGACCTAGAGGGCTACGAGGATGTGGGGGATGATGGGGCGTTCACGGGCATAGCACTACCCTACGTGGTCACCATCGAGAAGGGTACGCAGGAGGTTCTGGCTATTTATCGTAACTATGAGGAAGGGGATGAGGTGAAGCAGCGGCGTCAGCACTTCGTCCACTACGGGTACATCCCCGGCTTTGGGTTCTACTATTTTGGGTTAATCCATCTGATTGGGGGCCACGCGCAAGCGGCTACTTCCCTCCTTCGTCAGCTTGTTGACGCGGGTACGTTGTCTAATTTGCCCGGGGGACTCAAGTCCCGGGGCTTGCGGATCAAAGGCGATGACACCCCCATCGCCCCGGGGGAGTTCCGGGATGTGGATGTACCCAGCGGGGCTATTCGGGACAACATCCTGCCCCTACCATACAAAGAGCCAAGCCAGACCCTCTCCATGCTGATGGACAAGATTGTGCTAGACGGGCAGAAGTTCGCGGCCACAGCCGAGTTGAATGTGAGTGATATGAGTGCGCAAGCCCCGGTGGGTACCACCTTAGCTATTCTTGAGCGCATTTTAAAAGTGATGTCTGCGGTGCAAGCGCGTGTCCACTACGCGATGAAGCAAGAGTTCAAACTCTTGGCGGGGATCATCCGGGACAACACCCCCAAGGAATACAGCTATGAGCCGGAGGTGGGGAGTCGCAAGGCTAAACAAGCGGATTACGACCAAGTGAATGTCATCCCGGTGTCTGACCCTAACGCGGCAACCATGTCGCAGAAGGTGGTGCAGTACCAAGCGGTGATGCAGATGGCACAAGCTAGTCCGCAGATTTTTGATCTGCCATACCTGAACCGGCAGATGATCGAGGTATTAGGGGTTAAGAACGCAGCTAAGATCGTGCCTATTGCGGAGGACATGAAGCCCGTTGACCCTGTGTCGGAGAATATGGCGATAATGACGGGCAAGCCTGTTAAAGCGTTTATATACCAGAACCATGAGGCGCATATACAGACCCATATGGCGGCAATGCGAGACCCGAAGATTGCCGCCTTGATTGGGCAGACCCCGCAGGCGCAGTCCATGCAAGCCGCCGCACAAGCGCATATCTCAGAGCATCTTGCCTTTGCTTACCGTGGGGAGATTGAGAAGCAACTGGGGGCCGCGCTCCCGCCCGTGCCTGAAAGAGATGGCACTAATTCGCTTCCCCCGGAGATGGAGGGTCAACTCTCTTTGCTTATTGCAAAAGCCGCGCAGCAGCTACTGCAACAAAACCAAGGGGAGGCGGCGCAACAACAAGCGGTGCAACAACAGCAAGACCCGCTTGTTCAGATGCAGCAAAAAGAACTCCAGATCAAAGAAACCGAGGTCGCACGCAAAACCAAGAAAGACATCATGGACGCCGCTGCCAGAGCGGATGAGATTAAGCTTAAGGAACAAGCTCTGACTAACAAGCAGGAATACGATGGAGCCAGACTCGGGGTGGACATTGCCAAGAGTAAAGCCCAAGCCCAAGCGCAGCAGGAGCTAGAGGGTGTTCGCATCGGGGTGGACATCGCCAAGCATAAGACACAAGTGGCGCAACCTAAAACTAACAAAACTACCCAACAATGAACTACGACGACGCCCTGAATTACATCCAGACGCAATTGAAGAACAGGCGTGCTGAGTTAGAAGCGTTTCTTGGAGCGGGGGCTATAAACGACATCGCTGAATACAAGCGAGTATGTGGGGTCATTCAAGGTCTTGACTTCGCAGAGGGAGTGATCCTAGACCTAGCGCAACGACTGGAGACAGACGCAGATGAGTGATACGGAAGTGGGAGACAAGGCAAGACAGATACCAACACCTTCAGGGTTCCACATCCTGTGTATGGTTCCTCACGTAGAGGACGTATACGAGAACGGTATCCTAAAAGCAGACAGTACAGTACGAGTGGAAGAACACAGCACCATTGTCCTTTTCGTGGCTGAGCTTGGCCCCGATGCGTACTCAGACAAGACGCGGTTCCCCTCTGGCCCGTGGTGCAGGAAGGGTGATTTTGTTCTGGTACGGGCCTATTCAGGTACCCGTTTGAAAATTCACGGCACTGAGTGGCGCATCATCAACGACGACACGGTAGATGGTGTGGTTGAAGACCCTCGCGGCTTAGGCCGTGCAAATTAGGAGAAAACAATGGCAACGGACAACAAAGAATTTAAGTTCCCTGATGAAGTAGAGAATGCCGCCTCCTCCGAGGTTGAGGTGGAGCTTGAGGTTATAGATGACACGCCCCCCGCAGACCGTGGGCGGCAAGCCCTCCCTGTGGAGATTGTGAAGGAATTGGAGGCCGATGACCTTGAGGAGTACTCAGACAAGGTAAAGAAGCGCCTTGGACAGATGAAAAAGGTTTGGCACGACGAGCGCCGTGCCAAAGAGACGGCCACTAGGGAGCGGGAAGAAGCCATCCACTACGCCCAAGGTAAAGACCAAGAAATCAAAGACTTACGTGGCAGAATTGGGCGTGGGGAACAGATATTTGTGACTGAAATTTCCAAGGCGGCAACAGGGGAAGTCGCTGCGGCAAGGGAGCACATGAAGAGGGCGTATGAAGCGGGGGATGCAGATGCTATTGCTGACGCGCAGGAGGAGCTCACTGACGCAAAGCTGAAGCTGCGGGAAATCCAGCAAATAAAACCCTCTTTACAGGAACCCACAGATGGTGTACAAACTAAGCCACAGGCCCAAGCGCCCCAGCAACAGGTTGATCCTAAAGCAGAAGCATGGCGGCAGGACAATACTTGGTTCGGGGTGGATGAGGAAATGACTAGCCTTGCTCTTGGCCTGCATGGGAAATTAGTCCGGTCGGGTGTTGACCCGCGTAGTGACGATTATTATGAGAAAGTGAATGCCACAATAAGGAAACGGTTCCCGGAGCATTTTGAGGGCGCTGAATCTGAGCAACCGAAGGGACAGGAAACCCCTGCCCTGCGCAAGTCGGCAAATGTTGTAGCTCCAGTAACGCGCAGCACCGCGCCAGTAAAAGTGCGTTTGACACAAACGCAGGTTGCTCTTGCCAAGAAGTTTGGCCTGACCCCTGAAGCGTATGCTAAAGAGCTCGTTAAATTGGAGAACTACAATGGCTGATAATCGTCTAGCCCGTGATATGGGTACTCGTGAGATTGCGCAACGCCCCCAAGCGTGGAAGCCGCCAGAAACGCTTCCTACCCCTGCTCCGCAAGCAGGGTGGGTCTTTCGGTGGGTTCGGACTTCTCTGTTGGGTCAATTTGACCCTACTAATACGTCTGCAAAGTTTCGGGAAGGCTGGGAGCCTGTGAAAGCAAGCGACCACCCTGAATTGCAACACGCACCGGATGGCTCCCTCAATGCCCGCTTCAAGGACAATGTGGAGATTGGCGGTCTGGTGCTGTGCAAGGCTCCTAGTGAGACAATGTTGCAGCGCAATGCGTACTACGCAAAGCAAACCAACGCCCAAATGGAAGCTGTAGACAACAACTATATGCGCCAGAGTGACGCACGGATGC